TGTATCAAGGACTTCTTCAGAATCCACAGCCGGTAAGAAAATCTACCGTAGGGCTGATCTAATCAGACTCCGAACTCAACAGCCTGAACGTTATGAAGCTTTGCAACCAGAAATTCTGGCAGCTTATGCAGACGGGAGGGTTAAATAAAAACCTATAAAGAAGAAAGGGCTAAATTATGGCTTTAGGAACTGGTCAACAGACCGTAACAACCGCAGCTAACTTTATACCTGAACTATGGTCCGATGAGGTCATAGCTGGTTATAAGGCTAACTTAGTTCTTGGTAACGTTGTTACTAAGATCAACCACAATGGCAAGAAAGGTGATACCATTCACATTCCTGCTCCTGTTCGTGGCTCCGCTAACTCAAAGGCAGCGAACACTCAAGTAACACTACAGGGTGACACTCACTCTGTAGTTAACTTGAGCATCAACAAACACTATGAATATTCAGTAGTTATCGAAGATATTACTGAAGTTCAAGCTCTATCCTCTCTCCGTAGATTTTACACGGACGATGCTGGATATGCTCTTGCTACTCAAGTTGATAATGACTTGTTTGCACTTGCTGAGGGCTTCCAAGGTGGTACAGTTGGTGGTACAGGTGCTTCTCTTTATGAGAAAGCAGTGATTGGTGGTGATGGAGCTACTTTATATACAGGTAACTCTACAAACGCCACAGACATTACAGATGCAGGTATTCGTAAGATGATCCTAACTCTTGATAATGCTGATGTACCTATGGATAATCGTTGCTTAATCATACCTCCGATTGCAGCAAACGATCTGCTTGCTATTAACCGTTTTACTGAGCAACAGTTTATTGGTAACGGTGAAGCAATTAAGACAGGTAAAATTGGAAGCATCTACGGAATTGATGTATATGTATCCTCTAACTGTCCTTCCATAAATAGTGATGCACAGCGAGTGGGCATTATGAAACATAAGGATGCTCTTGCTCTAGTTGAGCAAATGGGTGTTCGTTCGCAGACTCAGTACAAGCAAGAGTACTTAGGCGATCTATTTACTGCTGACACGCTATATGGCGTAGGTGAGCTACGTAATGACGCTGCAGTAGCTTTTGTAGTACCTGCTACATAAGTAGACTAGGAGGTCCTTAGAAATAGGGACCTCCATTCTATTTCAAAGGAGATTTAATTGCCAAATTATAATTACACATGTAAGTCTTGTGACAATGTTCAAGTAGAGTTTAGATACATGAACGATAGAAACAAAAAAACTAAATGTGTCGAATGTGGTGGTGTTTCTAAACATAGTATATCTATTCCTTCTTTAATACTAACGTCACCTGAGGATAGGTGGGCTAACGATCACGAAGTAAACGGTAACGGAATTAGGGCTAATATGTGATGGCTCATACTTTAGAATATGCTTTAGCTGATACAAGTTATGATTTAGAGCTAGATAAAATAAAAAGTAAGATACAAAAGCTTTATAGAGATTTATTAGTAAAAACATTTAAAATGGCTAATCCAAATGCAACTCCTGAAGAGTTAGCTAATTTTTTAGAGAAAAACGATTTAGATTTTAAAGGCGATGGGTTTGAAGAAGAGTCAGAAGATTTAGAAAATTTACTAGATATGTTATCTAAAGAAGATGACTTAGAGTCAGTAACAGATAAAAACTTTGAGAAACCAGAAGTAGAAAAAACCAAAGAATTAAAAAGTAAATCTAAAGAAAAAACAACAGTACCTTCAACCTTATCATTAAAAGTTCCCACAGGTGGTTTATTTACTCCTAAAGATTTACACAAAATACCTAAGACTAAATCACTTAAAACACCAACAGGTAAAGTAAAAAGAGTTATTGACGATAAACCAAAAGTAAAAACAATCGAATTAAAAGAAATTTGGGATTCAGAAAGACAAAAACTTTTAGATTTGGTTAAAGAACGAAACAAAGAATACGGGGTTATTTTGTAATGAAACCAGTAAAAGTGTATACAGCAGGTAAGTTTGTAAAAAATAAAAAATATGCTTATAAATCAGATGATGATGAAAAAAAGAAAAAAAGAAATCTGCAACGTTGGAAAGAAGAGAGGCAGAGAATATAATGAGAAGAGGAAGAACTAAACCTTTATTTAAACCTTTTCCTAAATCATCACCGCCTAAGTGGTCTAAGCAAGTATTGTTTTCTAACATTTGCAATAAAAACCAAGACTACAGATCACCTTGGGACGAAGGGGACTCTGCTTTGTATGGAGACTCTAGATCACTATATGGTATTGCTACATACAGTAGCCAAAGTTAAACGGGAGATATTTAATGAGCGATTACACACTTCAAGTAAGCTGGTCAGGCAAAGACGGGTTAGCAGACTCAGACTCAGCTAAAATCATATCTGGTGCGGAGTTTAATACTGAGTTTACTTCTGTTCAGACAGCAGTTAATTCTAAATATGATTCTGCCGATTTAGGTGTAACTCTTCAACAATTTGATGCAGATACTTTGAAAGCTGACACTGCGGATAACCTTACTGCTGGTTTTTCAACAACGGTACACGATGCTGGAACTAAATCTTCAGGCACTTACACACCAGATCAAGACGATGGCAACATACAAAAAGCTGTCAATGGAGGAGCGCATACTCTAGCTCCAACTGTAGATGATTGTGCGATGATAATCCAATATACAAATAATGCTTCCGCTGGAACAATCACAACGTCTGGTTTCACGCTGGTCGATGGTGATGACATATCGACAACTAACGGAGATGATTTCTTTTTCTATCTAACTAAAGCAAACGGATTCTCGCTCTTGACAGTGAAAGCTCTGCAATAATGTTCGCTTCTATCTACTCAACGCAGGGTGGCTCTAGTCTCTTTGGTGGAGACTTCTTTGCCACAGGTGGTAACACCATTACAGGTGCTGGTCTTAATATTGCCCACACATTTACTTCAAGTGGTACTTTTACCATTGTTAAAGGAACCGCTACGGTTGACTACCTCGTGATTGCTGGAGGTGGTTCAGGTGGTGGTAAAGGGTCTACTGGAACAAATAGTGCTGGTGGAGGTGGAGCAGGTGGTTACAGAAACTCTTTTAATTCTGAAACATCTGGAGGTGGGGCATCAAGCGAATCTGCCCTAACATTAGGAACAGGTAGTTATACGGTTACAGTTGGTGCTGGTGCTACTGGCAATAATTCTCAAGCATTACGTACTGGTGGTTCTAACTCTGTTTTTTCAACAATAACATCTCTTGGTGGAGGTGCTGGAATTGGAGGAACTGCAGCGGCAACAGGACATGGTTCTGCTGGTGGTAATGGATATGGTGGTGGAACAGGAACTGCTGGCACAACAGGCCAAGGTAGTGCTGGAGGAATTGGTTACTGGTCTGGATCAAATGGTGCATCAGGAGGCGGAGGCGGTGCAGGTGGTGCAGGTGGTGGAACGGCAAGCACTACAGCAGGAGCAGGTGGAGCAGGACTAGCTTCTAGCATAACAGGTTCAAGTGTAACTCGTGCAGGTGGAGGCGGAGGTGGTTCTGTTAACACCACAGCAGGAGCAGGTGGTTCTGGTGGCGGTGGTGCTGGTTCTAAAAATAGTGCTGACGCTACAGCAGGTACTGCTAATACAGGTTCTGGTGGTGGAGGAGTTGGAGGAACAAATGGTGGTGGAGATGCTATAGGTGGATCAGGTGGTTCAGGTGTAGTCATAGCAAGTTACAGACCTGCCGCAGAGGGATGCACAGGTGGCAATACTGTTACGACAACAGGCAACTATACAGTACACGTTTTTACAAGTTCTGGCACATTCACAATACCCGCTAACCGTAGAGTTCCCATTCAATACCTTGTCATTGGTGGGGGTGCTGGAGGAGGTGGTGGCCCCGGTGGTGGAGGGGGCGCAGGTGGATACCGTAACAGCACAATCGGAGAGACAACAGGAGGCGGAGGTTCTGCTGAAGCAACTTTAGCATCCGCTGCTGGGTCATACACAGTTACCGTTGGTGCTGGTGGAGCCGCTGGATCAGGAGCTAATAATAGAGGAGCATCTGGGGCAAATTCAGTTTTTGGATCAATAACATCTACTGGAGGCGGTGGAGGTGGCGCAGAGTCAAGTGTTTCTACAGGACTTTCTGGAGGCTCTGGAGGTGGGGGTGCTACAAATGCTGGTGCTATTGGAACAGCAAATGCTGGCGGTGCCGCAAGTTCTCCAACGCAAGGATTTGCAGGTGGCAGTGGTAAAGCCGCAGGGTCTTTTGACAAAGGAGCAGGAGGAGGTGGAGGTGCAGGAGCAGTTGGAGCTAACGGAACAGCAAGTGCCGCAGTCGGAAATGGTGGAGCAGGTTTAGCTTCCAGTATTACAGGATCAAGCGTAACTCGTGCTGGTGGAGGCGGTGGTGGTGGATTTGCATCTTCATCAAATTCATCTGGAGGTTCTGGAGGCGGTGGTGCAGGTTCAGCAAACAACACGACATCAACAGCAGGTACTACAAATACTGGATCAGGAGGAGGCGGAGGTGGTCAAGGTGGAGCACCTAATTATACGCAAGGTGCTGGTGCGTCTGGCGGATCAGGATTAGTCGTTCTTAAATACCGATCTTCAAATAATTTTACAGAAGCTACTGGCGGTACAATTACTTTCGATGGTGACTACGCAATACACACATTTACTTCTAGCGGAACCTTTTCTGTTAACACTGTTGGCGTTGATGATAGCACTCTTGACTATCTTGTTATCGCTGGCGGTGCATCGGGTGCTTTTGCTACAGGTGGCGGTGGAGCAGGAGGTTATCGAAATAGTCTTGATGGTGAAACAACAGGCGGTGGTGGATCGAGTGAGACAGGACTAACAGCCTCTGTTCAAGATTATACTGTAACTATTGGCGGTGGAGGTGCTGGTGCAAACTATAGTACTTCTACAACAGGTTCTGACGGTTCAAACTCAGTTTTTGGATCAATAACATCTACTGGAGGTGGCGGTGGAGGTGCTGGTACAGCCAATGGAAGAGCTGGTGGATCAGGCGGAGGTGCTGGAGGTACTGATGGTACTAGTGCTACTGGAGGTTCTGCATCTTCTCCAACTCAAGGTTTTGCTGGTGGTAATTCTAGTAACAGCACTGGTAGT